CTAGCAACATTGTTTCGTTAAACGTTTATATGTCAACTACCAGCGGATTCACGCCGGGGCCTTCTAACTTAGTTGAGCGAGTTAGGGTCTTTGGAGGTATTGAAGCATTTGCTGTAATTACTGACCTAACGTACAGCAACTCTTATTACTTTAAAATTACAGTTTCCGACACAGCAGGAGTAGAGAGCAACCCTTCAGCCCAAGTGACTGCTCAGGTTCAGCCTCTTGTTGACGCAGATATTGTCAACTCAACCCTAACCAACTGGCCATTTAACGGAGGCGTTGTGCCCGCTGGTGCCCTTGCAAGTGGTGCAATTAATGCGTCTAATCTTTTTGGAAATGATGTTATTGTGCAGTCAGCCATCGCTGCTAACGCTATTGGGGCAAATGAAATAGCGGCTGGCTCTATCATTGCTGGAAAAATTGGAGCGAATGCTGTAACAGCAGCCACCATAGCGGCTGGCGCTATTTCAGCAGACAAAATATCAGCTAACGCTGTTACTGCAGACAAGATTAATGCAGGTGCAATTACTGCAGTAAAAATTGCTGCTGATGCCATCACTGCAGACAAAATTGATGCTGGTGCAATTACAGCAGACGCAATTGCGGCTCAGGCTATTACTGCTGCCAAACTAGAATCTGACCTAACCCTGTCCAATCTAATTAAAACGGGAGATGCTGGAACGGCTCGTATTGAAATTAGAGGAAAAGACCATCCGTATCCTGGAATTGTTTCTTTTGATGGCGGCGGTGGGACCACCTTTAGATTCTATTCAAATGGTGTTTCCTACCTAGATGATGTTACTGTCGCTGGAACTCTTACTGGCGGGACAATTAGAACATCTTCTAGCGGCCAAAGAGTTCAACTAAGTGGTAGCAACAACAGCTTAGAGATATACAACAGTAGCGGAACTCTAGCTGGGGACATTACTGGCACCACAGGGAGTTTGTTTATTGATAGTGGTTTTGGTGCGCGAATCAGCATGGGTGGAGGGGCTTCGCTTGGAGGGTCTAGCGCCTACAGCCTTACTGCAAGCAGTTCGGGGGTACTCCTTTTAGTAGTAGACTCTACTACTTTTAGTGCGAACCTCCGTAGACCAAGCGCAAGCAGTGTTTTAGCTGTAGTAAGCTCAGATTCAAGAATTAAAAGTAACATCTCAAGTATTTCTAATGGACTTTCTGTTGTAGAAAGTCTTAGACCCGTCACCTTTAATAGCATTGTAGATGAAGAAAATGAACTTGTTTCTGGATTTATAGCGCAAGAAGTTCAAACGATATTTCCTTCAAATACTCACACAATTGTGACTGAAACTCCAGGAGTAGTTCCAAACGTGGAGGGGGTAGACGCCGATGATTTCACAGAAAATCCTTTACTAAGCCTTAATCACATAGAGCTAATTCCATATTTAACTAAAGCCATTCAAGAACTATCCGACAAGAACGCCCAGCTAGAGGCTAGAATAGCTACTCTAGAAGGAAATTAATGACGCATGCACTCAGTAAAAGACGGAGATAGGACACTCCAGTTCAACGGTACTCTGCTCGCCAAGTCCACGTCGGAACGCAGGGGAGCTCACCGCTGGATTGAGTTCGAGCTATATAAAACAGAGAGTGGCTCCTACATCCTGTCTCGCATTGGCGTTTCGCTTATGTTCCACGGAGCTGCTTGCTCTCTTGTCTCTAAATACAAACTGACTGAGGCACCAGCAGAAGACCTACTAAGAAGAGCAGTGGCATGCGAAGAGTGTCAACCAGATGACAGCTTAGATTTAGTTTTCCCAGAAAAGTACAGGTACTGGGCCCAAGTAAGTGACCAGCCAAACGCTGTCCTAGATGCCCTATATAAATATGATGACAACGGCGCTTATTATTTAACGAGTGTCGCGCAGCGTTTGCTGCAACAAGCTGCTAAGGTGGACTCAGACATTGCAGAAGTGTATAATGTCGAAATAATCCCTTAGGAAGAGACACTAAATGACAGAAGGACTAGAAGGAGTTCAACTCCACCTAGTTGATTCAGTAGAAAAAGCTCACGACTTTATTCGCTGGCTCGGAGAGCGGCGTCCAATGAACGCCATAGCAATTGACACAGAGACTGGCGAGCTTCCAGGAAATCCTCGTAAAGACGCACTTTCTCCTTGGCACGGACGTCTACGTCTGGTTCAGGTTGGAGATGCGCGTCAGGGATGGTCTATCCCTTGGGAAGATTGGAAGGGCGTCTTCTATGATTCTATGAATAGATTTGACGGTCCCATTGTATGCCACAACATCGCCTTCGAGGCTAAGTGGTTTGACCAACAGTCAACGTGGAAGATGCCTTGGCACCGTGCCCATGACACCATGCTTATGGCAAAGCTCATTGACCCACTGGGCTCTGGTGCTCTCAAAAATCTTACGGAAATGTTTGTTGACCCGAGAGCTGCCGCACTGCAAAGCTTGCTCGATGTTTCTCTCTCGGAGAATGGTTGGACTTGGGGGACAGTTCCCGTAAAGTTTGAGCCTTACTGGTCTTACGGTGCTCTCGATACAGTTTTGACAATGAAGCTGTTTGAGAAGTTCTGGGAGAAGTGTGCCCCTGGGAAGCCTTACCACTATGCATACGAACTCGAAATGAATACTCGTCGCATAACTACTCAAATGGAGCTAAACGGTGCTCGTCTAGATTTGGAATACTCAAAGCAGAAGTACGATGACTTGCTTAAGTACACCAGTGAAGCAGCTGATTGGGCTAAGAGCACTTACGGGATAGGCATTGGCAGCAATCAGCAGCTAGTTTCTCAATTTGAAAAGCTAGAAGTAGAAATTAGCGAAAGAACTGAAAAGGGTCAAAAGTCTGCTAATGCCGACCAGCTAAAGATGATTGTTCGTGATGGTAACGCCGAGGCTCAGCAGTTAGCTAAGACCACTCTTAACTACCGCCAAGCACTCAAGCTTGCTAATACTTATTTCCTAAACTTTATTAACGACAACATCGACGGATTCGTCCACCCATCCGTAAACACCATGGGTGCTCGTACTGGACGCATGTCTATCCAGAACCCTGCACTCCAGACATTGCCTAAGGGTGATGACGTAGTTCGTCGTGCCTTCCTTCCTAAGGATGATGACCACGTAATTATTACCTCCGACCTTGACCAAGTCGAGTTCCGTATGTTTGCAACCCTGTCTCAAGACCCGAACCTGATTCAGCTATTCTTGCGTGCAGACGCGACTGGCTCTGACCCATTTACCGAGATTGGTAGGGAGGTCTATCAGGACCCATCGATGGTGAAGTCTGATAAGAGACGTAACTTGATTAAGGGCGTTGTGTATGGGCGTCTATATGGTGCAGGTGTTGCTAAGCAGGCTCTTACTGCTGGTGTTCCTGAAGAGCAGATGCGTGCAGTATCTAACGCTTTTGATGACAGCTATCCGGGCATGCAACTATTCCAGAAGGCCGTAGAGAAGAAGGGTCTTGAAAGACTACAAACTGAGGGTCAGGGATACGTTAATACATGGACTGGCAGAAGGCTCCCTTGCGATGAAGACCGCGTGTATACGCTAGTTAACTATCTGATTCAGGGCGGAGCTGCAGAAATTTTTAAGTCCAACCTTGTGAAGCTAGACCAAGCAGACCTTACCGATTTGCTAATTGTCCCTGTTCATGATGAGATAGTTCTTAATGCACCTCGCGAGGACGCTGAAGAAATTAAAGAGCTAGTTAAGAAGTGCATGACTACAACTGAAGGGTGGGCAGTGCCGCTCACCGCGGATGCTGATGGCCCTCTAGAGAATTGGGGTTCGAAGTATGCGTAGAAAGGCTAAAAATGACTACATATGTTTTAGCAATTGACCCCGGTAAGACTACAGGGATGGCCCTATTTAGCCGTCAGGACGCCTCTGAGCCTGTTTTAGAGTGGTCCAAAGAGCTAGAGCAGCATGAAGTCGCTGAGACCGTACGGAGCGTCCTGTGGTCTCCTGAAAAGCGACATCACGTAGATGTAGTCTGTGAACGATTTATTATCAATGCTCAGACTGTTCGCAATTCTCAAGCGCCTTTTTCTCTAGAGGTGATTGGAATTGTTAAGCAGTGCTTATACGACAATGGTAGGCCTATAGATGATGTCTACTTTCAAGCTCCTGCGGATGCAATGAGTATGTTTGACAATAAAAAGCTTAAAAAACTTGAATATTGGCACGTTGGAGGGGGCGGACACGCCCTAGATGCCATTAGACATGGCCTACTTAGGCTTGTAAAAACGGGCTGGAAGCCAATAAAACTTCTAGAAAGTTAGTTATTATCAGAAAAAATCACACAAACAGACATTTTCTGTGATAATATATACGTAGTGACGGAATGGAGGCCCTGTTGGGCGTTTTTGTGGAATTAGAAGACAACCACATCATTATAAATGCTGAATGGCGTTTAAAAGAGGTATGTAGAGCTCTCCCGGGTGCCAAGTGGGACAGCAATAAGAATGTTTGGCGTATTCCAGTCTCTTGGACTGGTTGCCTATCTCTCCGCTCGACCTTTGGCGAACAGCTAGAGATTGGTCCCGAGCTGGCAAAGTGGGCTGTAGAGGAAAAAGCCAACAGAATTGACCCTTGCAACGTACTACGAGAGCTAGAGTCGTCTGAAAGCGGCGATGAAGACTTATTTCCGCATCAAAGGTCTGGCGTTGAGTGGATGGTTAAAGCTAGACGAGGACTACTGGCCGACGAACCTGGTTTAGGCAAGACTGCTCAGGCGATTAGAGCACTAAAGCAGTTCCATGACAGTGGCGAAGAAGTTTTCCCTGCTTTGATAGTTTGCCCCAACACGCTAAAGACAAACTGGGAAAGAGAATTTGACCGTTGGTGGCCGGGAGTTGATGTTCAGGTAGTCAAGGGCACGGCAACTCAGCGTCGCAAGGCGTTTGACCACGAAGCTCAGGTCTACGTAATTAACTGGGAGTCCCTAAGAACTCACTCAAGGTTGGCACCGTACGGCTCTGTTGCACTTGCCCGCTGTGTTGACTGCGGAGGTCATGACACTAAGGTAACCCCTTCCCGATGTGAGGTTCACTCGAGAGAGCTAAATGAAATTAACTTTAAGTCTGTTGTAGCTGACGAAATTCACCGCTCCAAGGAACCAAAGTCTAAGCAGACTCGCGCTTTGTGGGCAGCCTCTGGGAATGCAGATATTAGATTTGCTTTAACAGGAACTCCCATAGCTAACAACGTTGTAGACCTCTGGCCAATTCTTCACTGGCTAGACGACAGGGAGTGGCCAAGTAAGACAAAGTTTATTGACCGATATGTGGACACCTATCAAAATGCATTTGGTGCCATGATGGTCCTCGGGCTTAAGCCTGCTATGGAGTCAGAATTTTTTGCTGGGATTAACCCTCGTATGCGAAGAATGCTTAAGGCTAAGGTGCTTCCTTGGTTGCCAGAAGTTATGACTGACAGAAGAGATGTCGAAATGGGTGCCAAGCAGGCCAAGGCTTACAAGCAGATGTTGGAAAATATGATGTCTATGTTGGAAGACACTTCTGAAGAAGAGCTTCAGAGAGAAATGGATGCAGGCGCTCTATCTGGAGACATGATAGTGGCACCCAACCCTATGGTGCAGATGGGCAGGCTGATTCAGTTTGCCAGTGCTTACGGCCAGATTGAACTTTTAGATGGCGAAGAAAAAATGTTATTGTCGGACCCCTCCTGTAAGGTCGATGCTCTAATGGATGACATCAAGAACGGCGACTTTGGAAACGACTCTGTCGCTGTCTGTGCAGTGTCTAGACAGCTCATAGAGCTTCTTAGTGCTCGTATGGAGAAGGAAAACATTAGCCATGGATTGATTACTGGTGCTCAGAATGAAATGGAGCGACAGCAGGCAATCGATAATTTCCAGTCTGGTAAGACTAAGTGGATTCTATTCACTGCTCAGGCTGGCGGTGTTGGTGTCACCTTGACAGCAGCACGCCGACTTGTTATGCTTCAGAGGCCATGGTCTCTTGTTGACTACAAGCAGGCTCTGGACCGCGTTCACCGCATTGGCTCTGAGATTCACGATTCAATCCTCATTACTGACTACGTGACCGAAGGAACTGTAGAGGAAAAAGTTATTGAGACCTTGGGAGCTAAAGACTACAATTTCCAACAGATTGTTCGTGATAAAGAGCAGCTACTAAAAATCCTTAAGGATAGCTAATGACAGATGTACAGACAACCCCTGTAAGAATCTCTAACTCCGAGATTCAAACATTTAAAGATTGCCGCAGGCGTTGGTGGTTGACCTACTACCGCCGTCTAAAGCCAAAGGTTACAGAATTTACTGGTGCCTTAGCTCTAGGCTCCCGCATACACGAAGCACTTGACAGGCACTATTCAACTGGACAGGACTTGCTAGAAGCTCATGCAGACCTTGTCAAAGAAGATATGAACAAGATGCAAGCAGAGTTTAGAGACACTTCTTCTCTGGAGGCAGATGCAGACCTCGGTCGCGTGATGCTGGAAGGCTACCTAGAGTGGGTAGAGCAGGAAGGCATTGACGCCGAGCTTGACTTGATTTCTACCGAGGAAATTCTTGAGCGTCCAATGATGGATGGCAAGGTAATCCTTCAGGGAAAGATTGATATGCGTGTTCGCCGTAAGATTGACGGTGCTCGTATGATTCGTGACTTTAAGACAGTCGGCGGGTCTTTTGCTGACTTTGGTGCTCAGGCACATATGAACGAGCAGGTAAAGACTTATATGCTTCTAGACGAAGTCCAAGAAGGCGAAACAGGGGAGCGCACTGACGGTGCTATCTTTACGATGCTCCGAAAGGTTAAGCGTGGTGCTTATGCGAAGCCACCGTTCTATGACCAGATTGAAGTTCGACACAACAGGTTTACACTCCGTGCATTTCTAGACCAGCTAGAAGGAGTGCTCTCTGACATGCTCGACGTCCGCGAGGCGTTGGATGAAGGAGAGAGTCACTTCCGCCATGCATACCCTAAGCCAAGCAGGGACTGCAAGTGGAAGTGTCAATTCTTCGCTATTTGCCCGCTATTCGACGACGGTTCCGCCGCCGAAGCAGCACTTAGCGATGCGTTTGCGGTCGCCGACCCTTACGGATATTACGGAATCGAAGAACAGAAGGGAAGTGAGTAAATATGTCAGACGTGGAACGCAGTTTAACAATTATGGTTTATGGCGAGTCCAAGGTTGGTAAGTCCAGCTTTGCAGTCACGGCACCTTACCCACGCCTAATGCTCGACGTTGAAGGTGGGCACCGCTTCCTGCCAATCAACATCAAGTATTGGGACCCCATGACTGAGGAACCGCCACTAGCGGACGGGACTTGGGACACTGTCGTAGTCAAGGTAAACGAATACGACGTTGTCATGAAGACTTTCCAGTGGTTACAGTCAGGTAAGCACCAGTTCAAGTCCTTGATTATTGACTCCATCTCGGAGCTTCAGGTCAAGTGCATGGACAATATCGCAGGTACAGAGCAGATGAAGATGCAGCAGTGGGGCGAGCTACTTCGCCACATGGGTGCACTACTTCGTGACCTCCGAGACCTAACGATGCACCCAACGCAGCCCCTAGAAGCTGTGATTCTGACTGCTATGGCACGTAAGGGTCAGGATGGCGTTTACCGTCCTTACCTTCAGGGCCAGCTAGCAATTCAGGCCCCATATTTCTATGACATCCTTGGAGCAATTGTGGTGGAGACGGAACCAAATCCAGACCCCCTACAGGCACCGTTCAAGGTACGCCGCATGTACGTCGAGCGTACTCCAGAGTACGAGGCTGGCGAGCGCGTTCAAGGGCGTCTAGGTAAGGTAGTACAGCAGCAAGACCTTGGGGTCGAACGCATGCTGGACATGGTCTTCGGAGAGAAGAAGGCTGAAACAACAACTAAGAAGGCAGGTTAATACCAATGAGTAATACAGTTGATTTTGCTGCACTCGTCCAGAAGGCTGGCGATGCTGCTGCAAAGACAAACTACGAGCCACTCCCAGAGGGTGACTACGAGTTCAAGGTCCTAGAGGCCAACGCTACTACTGCTTCCACAGGGAAGCTAATGTTCAAGCTCACTAACGAGGTTCAGGGTGGTCCACACTCTAGCCGCCGCGTTTGGGACCAGTGGGTTGTCACACCAGACAACGAAACTGCAATGAACATCTTCTTTGCAAAGGGCTCTGCACTAGGGCTCAGCAAGGAATACTGGATGGCAAACCCTTCACCAGCTCAGGTGGAGCAGGCTCTTGTTGGAAGGACTTTCCGCGGTAAGGTCGCAATTCGCACTTATCAGGGTAAGCCAAGCAACGAAATTAAGAGCTACTACCCGTCCACTTCAGCTCCAGCTGCTGCAACAACAACAGCTGCTGCTGCACCAGCTCCAGCACCTGCACCTGCACCTGCTGCGGCTGCCCCAGCCCCCGCTCCAGCACCTGCATCTCCTGTAAGTGCTAGCGAGGACGCTCCTTTCTAGTTGATTAAAGCGGGGCATCTTCGGGTGCCCCGCTTAAATTAATCGAGGCAAACATGAAAATACTGTTCACTGGAATGGGGTCTCACCACTGTAAGAGACCTGAAAACGTGACAATCTTTAGCATCCTTGAGGATGCCCTGTCGGCTAATGCCGAGATTACTTGGTCTTCCCCCAGCGTTAACTGGAAGAGGGGAGATTTAGAAAACTTTGATTTAATTATTTTTGGATTCATGCCTCCCACTGCACTAAGTGCAAACAAAATTTATGGTGCGTTAAACGTTCTTTCTTTGATGTTTGATTCTCCAAAACTTAAACTGGTCGTGGACAGTCCCCAGATTTGGCAATACAAAAATAGTATTAATGCTGTCATTAAAAATCCCTCGATACTTCTTGGAGACTTTTACTCTCGGAGAGAGGGCTTTGAGGCAGCCAAAAGAAATAAAACTTTCGTAGAAAAAGCCACGGCCCACATGATGGTTTCCGAGTGGCCAGAAATTCTTTATCCCTATTTGCCGTGGAACTCTGAAGAAAAGATTGCGTCTATACTTTCTTTCTCCTCTGCAGAAAATCTTACGCCCATATATTTAGATTCTTTTCTGATTGACCCTGAGCCAGCAAGAATCGGTAGAAAAGATATTTGGGCCGTAGAAAGTCCAAAAAATTCTTGGATTAGCTCGATAAGCAAAACTTTGTCTTTTCCGCAAGAGAACACAAAGATTGGTCGTAAAACAAATGACGAATATGCAAAAGAAGTTATTGAAAACAGCGTAGGTCTGCTCCTACCCCCTCAAGAAAGAAACGACATTATTTGGTGGAATTACCGAATATCTCAGGCCTTAAATACTTCTACGCCTATAGTGACATATTGGCCCGAAACTAGAGACTTCAGCTCTTCTTGGGCAATGCTGGGCTATCAAGTAGAAGATATGTCCCCTGCTCAGAGGCAGACCTTAGCCTCTACTCAGAGGAACTCTTACATGGATTATTTCCCTAGTTCATCAGAAGCCAAGGAACAATTAATTGAACAAATGCTAGACTCTAGTAAGGAGAGAGTATAAATGCCAGAAATTAATGACGAGTGGATTAAAGAACAGCTGCAAGCCGCTAAGGTTAAAGTTGGTTCAGGTAAGGCTATCCTAAAGCTTTTAGAGACTTGGAAGGACCTGCCTAAGCTTAGCGACGGGATGATTGACGAGATTGCCGACATTCTTCCTAAGCTAATAAAGGGTCACCAGCTTACAGTAGAGGAGAATGATGACGACTACGTATGGATTCCAGTACAACCCGGGCAAATTGTCGTCACAGACGAAGTCAGAGTTAAGTCAGATGCTTATTCGGGTGACGCAGGACCCATCCACAATGGTCGCCGCGGCAAGGTGGTTGGAGTTCGTTATGGAGAAATCTACGTCAAGAGCACAGACGGAAAGTTGCCAGAAATAGACGGCACCCCCTATTCTCCCTACAAGCTAGAGAAGCGAGTTAGGAAGGGATAATGAGCGTGGTTAGAACTTCTTTTGAGTTTAAAATTTCCGCAGACGATGTCACGGAAGCTAAGCAGGAAGCAATAAAGCGTATAGCTAGTTTCCTAAACCTTCCTGAAGATTCTGTAGAAGATAGCGTAAATCTAGAGCTAAAAGTCTCTTACCCAGAAGCTAAAAACCTTGCAGACATTGCACAGAACATGGACGGTACTACATTTGTGGTAACCGTGTTTGGTTCTGTAAAGCAGAGTGTTGCAAAGCCTTTTGGTTTTTAGTTGACAAATATTTAAGTTACTGCTACCTTGTAGCTATGCAAACATTTGTACCGCTATTTGGCTCGGCGGATACTGCACAGGTCCTAGACCGAGCACGACTAAACAAGCAGGCCCTAGAGGGCTGGCAAATCCTAATGAACCTTGTGGAACTGGACCCACAGG